GGAGGAGGTGATGGTTTAACTATTACTGATGCTGAAAGAGAAGAACTAATGGCCCAACTAGACCAATTACAAAAACCATTGGATGATAAGTAATGTCATTAAAACAAAAATCCAATCTTCTCTCAGGTTCACCTAATTTAGCAGCCTTAACCTCAGGTGGAGGACAAAATATATCTGCTGTTAGGACAAAAAGTATTATACTAGATAGTAATCATCCTGAATTTAAAAATAGAGGAGAGTGGGCTTCTTTAGGTGGTATATTTTGGTCAGACATAAATGCTCCAACCCCAACAGGAAATATAAACTCAGATAATTACGCTTTACCTTTATTTCCGAATAATAAAAATTATCCTCTATTAGAGGAAATTGTATATATAATTGCTTTACCTAATACAGGTATAGGTGAAAGTACTAACTCAATTCAATATTATTATTTTCAACCTATAAATTTATGGAATAGTATCCACCATAATGGTTACCCTCCATTTACTGATAGTGTATTGCCTGAATCTCAACAAAAAGACTATCAACAGGTTGAAGGGGGAAGTATCCGTAAAGTAACAGATGGTTCCACAGAAATTAAATTAGGTAACACATTTAAAGAAAAATTAGATGTAAAATCCCTTTTACCATATGAAGGAGATATTATATATGAAGGAAGATGGGGCAACAGTATTAGATTTGGTTCTACTGTATTACGCCCTAACACCCCAAATTTATGGTCCACAGCAGGAAATGATGGTGACCCAATTACTATTATAAGAAATGGTCAGTATGATGATGGAAAAGATCCTTGGGTACCACAATTAGAAGATGTTAATCAAGACCCTTCTAGTATTTATCTTACCTCAAACCAGAAAATCCCAATAGAGGCATCTAGTAAAACTTATGATTCATATAAAGTAAAACCAAGTTCTCCATCTGAGTATCAAGGTAAGCAAGTCATTATTAATTCTGATAGACTATTATTTAACAGTAAAACAGACTCTATCTTACTCTCATCCCAGAAAACTATAAATCTAAATACCAGAGAATCAGTCAATATTGATACACCTCAAACTATTGTTCAAAGCCCAGATATTAGATTAGGAGATAAAAATGCTACTGAACCTATTATATTAGGAGAAACATTTTTGACAGATTTATCTAGTTTATTACAAAACATTATCTTATTAAGTCAAGCTCTTCAATCTCCAATAGGTACTCCTGTTCCAAATGTACCTAATGCTAGCATACCTATCCCTGCAGTTAGAGTTGAAGCATCAGCCCAAAATATGATTAATAAGATAGAGGCATATAAATCTAAAATTAGTAAAACTAAGTAATGGCTTTTGATAAAATAGTAATAGGACAAGCTGTTAGTGCTGCTAAAGAAGGCATTAAATTAGAAAGAGCATTAGATGTATTGAAAGAAAAAGCTATTGAAATAGTATCAAATCAAATTGATAATCAAATTCCAATTCCTTTACCATTTTCAACCAAAGACATCCTTTTAGGAGGATCATTACCTAATATATCTACCCCAGATGTTTCACCAGCTGATTTATTATCCCCAGATTTATTATCCCAAGTTTCTGCTATTCCAGATAATGTTAAAACTCAAACTAGAGAAGTTTTAACTACTGTTGAAGATACTCTTAACACTATAATAGATCAAAAAAATACAATCCAAGAAGCATTAAGTACTATAACAGGTCCTATTAATACATTAGAAGGACTTACAAGTACTATAAATGATATTGTATCAATAGTTGATGGTACTATTACTGGATTAAAAGCAATTCCATTACCATTAGCTGCCCCTCCAGGTATTGGTGTTCCTGCTAATGTGGTTATTGGCTTCTCTGATCTTTTATCAGATGCTAAAATTTATTTAGATACACTTAAAGGACCCTTAAGTGTAGTTCCTCCAACAATTGAACAGATAAATAGTATATTATCAACCGCACTTGAGAAAATTTCTTCTTTTGATCCAATATTTGATAAATCCACTAGTATAATTACATTTATTAAAGTTTTACTAGATGTAGGTCCTGGAGCTACTCAACAAGATATTGATCGAATAGCTTTAGACACAACAGCCAATATTAGAAAATCTCTAACTACTCCAGTAGTATCTTTAATAGATGAAGATTTAGATCCTAACTCTAATGTCCCTATTAATTACAGAGGATACATTCTAACTACTGAATATGATTCCTCAAATACATTCTCATTTCCTAGAAGAAGAATTAGAGCCTCAGTGGCTACCAACCCTAATAATTTTATATTAGGACCATACTCATATAGTTCTTCAACACAAGTACTAATAGATGAAATAAAATTTAGAATTGACCAAATTCTCTCTAACTCTTAAATACTTATAATAAAATGAAACTTGAAATTTTAAAAAAACTTATCAAAGAATCAGTCCGTGAAGCCATTAAAGAAGAAATTAAAGACATCTTAATGGAAGCTATTCGTACCTCTCGTTCCCCAATTAATGAACAACAGTCATACCAAAATTATCCTTCTTCCACTCCAAAAATCCCAATAGAGGATTTACGTTCCAAATATGAAGGAATGATGGATATGCCATTTTCAAGAGGTGCTTCTGATACTCTAGAATTTAACACTGGTAATATTTATAGACCAATGTCTCCTGCCTCTGGTATTGAAGGTAGTTTACCCCCAGGAGATGTTGATATGAGCCAAATATCTAAATTACTTAACTCATAATGGCACAACAAATACCATATAAGTTTCCCCTTGATATTGGTAACAATATTCAAATAGGATTTGACCTAAACTTTGATGTCAATGGAGTATTTAACCCAACCTACACTACCGCAGACCAAATTAAGGCTAATCTTATAAACTATATCCTTATCAACCCAGGAGAATTAGTATTTGCCCCTAATTTTGGTTTAGGTTTAAGGTCACAACTGTTTGAACAACTTGAACAAGGAACATTAGAGACCCTTGAACTTTTGGTTAGAGATGGTGTGTCTCAATTTTTTCCAAATGTTTCTATTGAAGATATAAAGTTTAATAATCAAACTGACAGTAATGCCATATTTATGACTATAACATATAGGATAGTTGGATTCGGAGTCCAAGATGAAATTAATATAGAACTTCAATAATGGCTACAACATTAAAACGAGACATAAGATATTTAAATAGGGATTTTAGTAATCTAAGAACGTCTTTAATAGACTTCTCAAGGACATATTTTCCTTCAACATATAATGACTTTACACCTGCTTCAACAGGTATGTTATTTATTGAAATGGCAGCCTATGTAGGTGATATATTATCATTCTATCAAGATAACCAATTCCAAGAAACATTTATCCAATACGCTAGACAAAATGAAAACGTTTTTGGCTTAGCATACCAACTTGGGTACAAACCAAAAGTAACCTCACCCTCAATTGTTGATGTTGATGTTTACCAACAATTACCAGCTATTACCAGTGGTAGTATTACATTCCCTGATTATACTTATGCTTTAAAAATAGGTGAAAATACTGTAGTTAACTCAACAAACGGAACCTCATTTATTTTGGAAGATCCGATTGATTTTTCTATCAGTAGTTCAAATGATCCAACTGAGGTAACTGTATATCAAATCTCAGGCACTCAACCAACATTTTACCTTCTAAGAAAAACTCGTAAGGCTATTTCAGCAACTATCAATACAACAACTGTAACTTTTGGTAGTCCTCAAAAATTCTCTACCTCCATTATTAATGGAACTAATATTATTGGAATACTAGATGTTTTTGATAGTGATGGAAACCAATGGTATGAGGTAGATAATTTAGCCCAAGAAAGTGTATTTACCTCTATCCCAAATACCTTAACTAACGACCCTAATCTATCAGGGGCTGATGACACTCCAACATTACTTAAAATACAACAAGTCCAAAGAAGATTTACCTCACGTTTCTTAAATGAATCTACTCTACAAATTGAATTTGGAGCTGGTACAACAGGAGATAATGATGAGGAATTTACTCCAAACCCTGACAATGTAGGATTAGGGTTACCCTTCCAAAAATCAAAACTCACTACAGCTTACTCTCCCTTAAACTTTGTATTAACCAATACTTATGGTATTGCACCTTCAAACACTACATTAACTATAAGATATTTAACAGGTGGAGGATTAACCTCAAACATTGATGCCAATACATTAACAGGTATTAATACAAGTTTAACTACATTCATTAACTCAAATATCTCAAACACAGCCTTAGCTCAAACTATATTTAATTCAGTGGCCTCCAATAACCCAGTGGCAGCTAGTGGAGGTACAGCAGGAGATACATTAGAGGAAATAAGACAAAACGCTCTAGGTAACTACCAAAACCAATTAAGAGCAGTCACAACCCAGGATTACCTCATAAGAGTATTAAGTATGCCTTCCTCTTACGGAGCGGTAGCTAAGGCGTATGCTCAACCAGCCAAACTGGCAGACACCGCTTTGAATGAAGCCCCAACTGTACTTGATTTATACGTTTTATCTTACGATTTAAACCAAAATTTACGTGTGGCATCAACTGCCCTAAAGCAAAATATCAAGACATATTTATCTCAATATAAGATGATAAATGACTCTATTAAGATTAAAGATGCTTTTATTATAAACATTGGTATAGATTATGATGTGGTGGTATTACCAAACTATAATAATAACGAAGTATTATTAAGATGTAATAACGCCTTAATAAACCAGTTTAATATTGAGGATTGGCAAATCAACCAGCCTATTATCATGAGAGATTTATATGTTTTACTTGACAGAATTGAAGGTGTTCAAACTGTTAAAAACATTAAAATATATAACAAAACAGGAATTAGTCTAGGATATAGTAATTATTCATATGATGTTGAAGGAGCCTTAGTTAATGGAATTATTTACCCATCAGTAGATCCTATGATATTTGAAGTTAAATATCCTAACACTGATATTAAAGGTAGAGTAGTATCATTCTAATAATATAAGATATGCCTATAGTAACATTACAACATTCTTTTCCTTATACTAATCTAGATTTAGAGAATCCATTACCGAATGGGGGACCTATTAATGTTGGACCTCAAGGAGGTTCTACATTTGCTAATGCCAATACTGAAGGTTTTATCCAACAATATACTCCACAAAACCCATTATTTGGGATAAAACAAAATGGGGATAAATCTACTCTATTTGATATAAAAAGAAATAGCCCTTTACCACAATCTTTTGATAAAACTAATCTAGATTTAGAGAATCCATTACCAAATGGAGGTCCAATAAAAGTATTAGCTCAAGGAGGTACTAGTATTTTAAATACTAAAGCTGGTTTTAATCAACCATATTTGCCTTCAAAACCATTATATGATGGTGGAGATACTAAATTGAGTGATTTACAAAATTCAAGTCCATTATCACAAACATTTGCTGATACTGGTTTAGATTTGATTGAAAATAATCCTATTATAGTGGGACCACAAGGTGGAACTACTGAAAAAAATCTTAAAAAAGGATACACTCAAACATTTACCCCAACTGAAACATATTTAAATAATTTAAATGAAGATGATAGTTCGTATAATACACTTTTTGGTACCTCTTTTATTTACGGATAATATAAAATACAATGGCAATATATAAAATTTTTCCTTCTAAAGACGCTACCCTATATACAGAGTATCCAACCATGAATACTGGATTGGATGAGATACTAGAAGCATCCACTTATATTAAAAACGGGGATGATCAAGTTAGCCGCTACTTAATACAATTCACTGATAATGATATAAATGGTATTATTAATAATAGAATTAGTGGTGCTAGTTTTAAAACATATCTTAAAAATTATAAAGCAGTAATCACAGGTCTAAATCTAGATACAACTCTAGAAATATACCCAGTATCAGGAAGTTGGGGAATGGGAACAGGCCGTTTTGAAGACTCTCCTATCACAGACAATGGTACAAGTTGGACTTGGAGAGATTATGAAGGAGGAAATAAATGGGCCACATCAAGTTTTTCCCCTTATGTTACTGCTTCATTTTCCGGAACTACAGGGGGAGGAACATGGTATACAGGTTCATCTTTAGGACTAAATATAATCCATACTCAGTCTTTTTCTTATAGTGATCCCCTTGATTTAAATGTTGATGTTACTAATACAGTACTAAACTGGTATAGTAGTTCAATTGTGAATAACGGATTCATAGTAAAACAATACAGTACAAGTGAGTTTAGCCAAAATGATGCTAATACCACTTTCATGAAATTCTTTTCTATTGACACTCATACCATTTATCCTCCATATTTGGAATTTAGATGGGATGATTATATATTTAATACAGGTTCTTCCTCTAGTACTATAACTACAACTTCAAACATTTTACTATCATTAGACTCAAATATTGGAACATATTACTCCGGTAGTATACAAAAATTTAGATTAAATGTAGCTAAAAAATATCCACCTAGAACTTACGCAACATCATCAGGCTATACTGTAAATTATTACCTGCCTCAAGGTTCTACATATGCTGTAAAAGATACTAAAACAAACGAGTACATTATTGACTTTGATAATACCTATACCCGTATTAGTGCTGACTCAACAGGCAATTATTTTACTTTATATATGGATGGATTTGAACCAGAGCGTTATTATACTGTACTTATTAAAACTACAATTGATGGTTCAACCTTAATACATGATCAAGACCTAACATTTAAAGTAGTGAATGGATGAGCAAGTTAAACCTAAATAGACAGGTATTTGATAAAAATAAGTTCAAAAATACAGTTGATACTTCTTTTAGTCAATTAAAAGAACCAGCCGCAACTCAAGTTACCCCAAGTTTGGGAAACGTAAATGAGTTTTTTACATTATACTCCGAGTTGTTTTTCCAAATACCAAAATTTGGCCCAACTAACTCGCATGAATTTTTAGTTAAAGAAAGTGGTAACTATATAAACGTCCAACAAAACAATGAAGAAATTCAAGCTTTACTACAAGAGATAACAACATTAAGAGAAGAAAATCTTCAGTTAATACAGACTAATATAGACCTAACAACCCAAATAGCATCCTCATTAAATGGCTAATTTTACTGTAACAGACATAGACCCAACATTTATAACTCAAGGTGGGTTTGAGTTAGCTGACCAAACTATTATCCCTAGTTTTGAGGTTGAAGGTCTGTTTACCCCAGGCCAAGATACTATTGAGTTATATATTTATGACTTAAATAAAACCTTAGTATCATCTGAGTATAATTTTAGGGACTGGTCTATAGTGCAAGACCCAAGTATTACAGACAAAGACAAAGCCTCAACCATTGAACTTGATCCTGGTCAAGATATTCAAAACGCTGGATTTGATGTTGGTGATTATTACTCCATATATAATTTTATACATAGAGAATTTAATTCCTCTATTAACAATACATTTTACATTTCTGATATATCAGGAGACCGCACTGAATTAAGACTAAAATCTAATTTCATAGCTCCTGAAACTATAATCTCAGAATATCCTTCTGTATTAGAACGTTTAAATAACCCTCAATACTTTGATGAATTTTATATTGGATTTGGAAACAACGAGTATGAAATTGTAACCAACATAGAACTAGACGGAACAGGAGAAAATACTTCTGTCCTAATTAAGTTATATGAACCATTACCATCTCAATACAGTATTAAAGATACAGTATATGTTATTTCAAAAGCAGCTGAGAGTAAAGCATACCAAGTTGTATTTGAGGATGACTTTATATTAAGTGACGATTTAATTAAAATTAAAGGTCCTAACACTAACCTGGATTTTAAAGACAAAATCAATAATTCCTCAGATTACCAATCTGTATCAAGTTTATTAAATGTTAGCGCTACCTCTTCTCTAGACCAATTATTAAGTATATTAGAGGAACAATCCACTGAACTAAATATAGACTATACTGATTTTTCAAACTTTACACACTTTTCTTCTATCCAAACTCGTATAGAGAATTTTTACTATAAAGTTAGTCAAATCCAAGCATATGAAAATGACTTAAATACATTATCATCAGTATCACAATCTCAACAATTAACTACAAATAAAAACTTACTTGAAGGTAAGATATCTAATATTATTAAAAACTTTGACGGTTATGAATACTTTTTATATTATGAATCTAGTTCCTATGCTTACCCTAAATCTGGAACATTACCTCCTTACACTCTACTGCCTACAGGCAGTACCACAGTTTTAACTTGGTTAGGTAGTGCTAATCCAGCAAGCCCATATTTTGGAGGACAGATTTATTCAGCCTCTTTATATGATGAGGGTAACCAGAGTAATCTATACTACACAGTACCTGAATATTTAAGGGAAAATCCATCAAACGTTCAATATCTAACATTTGTGGAGATGGTTGGTCAACTATTTGACTATCTATGGACCTATGCTAAATATTCAACTCAAAAGCTTCAAGCCACCAACAATATGAATTTAGGTATTCCTCCTGAAATGGTGGAGGATGCTCTAAACTCATTTGGTTTTACTACATATGGAAACAACTATAACAGTCAAGACAACTATACAGCTTGGACAGGTCTAAACCCATCTTTAGGTTATGCCCCTCCAACAGGTAGTGAGCTCATAACTGACTATATAGCGGCTAACTTAACTTCATCTTTGGTTAATTCTTGGGACCCATACGGTCAATTGTCAACCATGACCTCTCAAAGTTATGTTTATCCAACAGACGATATAAGTAAAGAAATATACAAACGTTTATACCATAACCTACCTCGACTAGTTAAATCCAAAGGTACTTTAGCTGGTCTAAGAATGTTAATAAACATATTTGGTGTTCCTGATACTGTCTTAAAAATACGAGAGTTTGGGGGAAAAGATAAAATTAACACCAATAACTGGGATGCTTTTTATCGTCGATATAATTATGCCTATAAAACATTTACCTCATCCTCAGCCTTATTTCCATGGATGCCTTTATATAAAAATTATATAGAGAGCTCTCAATACATAGTACCTGATACTATTGAGTTTAGGTTTAAAACTGAAGGTATTCCAACCACAACACCATTTACCCAATCTTTATTAGTTAAAAAATCTAACAGTTCAGGTACTTCAACAGACTTTGATTTTGGTGTTTTCCTATATTATACAGGTTCTTTAACTTCAGGTTCATACTCAGGTTCAATCCCAAGTGAATATAGCCAGTATGGTAATTTAAGATTTTACATTTCAGGTTCCTCAACCCAAGGTGGTACCATAACCTCACCTGACATCACATTACCATTTTTTGACGGTGACTGGTGGAGTGTTATGTTTAGAAGAAACCAACATATCTCAGCTAGTGATTCTTCCTCACTTACCTCTTATACTTTATACGCTAAAAATAAACTATATGAAGGTTATGATGGAGACCAATTAGGTTGGAGTGATTTAGTTACTGTAGTAACCCCCTCCTCTGGTTCAGGTTCCCAATACGGAGTATCCCAATATGGTTCTTCCTCATACGGTTCAGTGGTAATTGTATCTGGTTCTTATAACCAAGCCTGGAACTCATTTGGAACATCCTCTGTTGACGGAGTATATTTAGGTGGATTCATATCAGGTTCTACAATCGGTAACTTAACATTAAATATAGCCCATAACTTATTCTCAGGTTCATTCCAGGAATTTAGATATTATGGTTTACCATTAAGTGAGGCGGCATTCAATGATTATGTTATGGATCCTGAATCTATTGAAGGTATGGCTCTACAAGGAGTTTCAAGTTCATTTGATATTCTAAACTTTAGAGCTCCCCTAGGTAATGAACTTGAGTCTATATTTGCCTCATCTCAAACCACATTCCATTCAAGTTCATTTACCTCAGTACACCCTGCAATACTAGGAAATGCCCCATCATTAATCACAGCCTCATTCATAGTACCAAGTACAGGAGTTACCTCCTCTACATACCAAATCTTATTCTATGACAATAGTATAACTGGAGGATATAGTGAACCAAATAGAGAAATTGTATATCAAGATAGTCCCGCTGTAGGTATAAGAGGAGAAGTGGACGATAAAATCCAAATCTTATCCAATCAAGCCTACGGTACAGTATTATCTAACCAAATTAGCATCCAACAAAACTATATACCATCTCAAAGTTATAGTCCAGATGTCAATATGTTAGAGGTTGGTTTTTCACCTCAAAACGAGGTTAATGATGACATTACCCAACAGTTAGGAATGTTTAATATAGGAGAGCTTATTGGTGATCCAAGACAGCGCTTCAATACAGACAGAAACTATCCTCAACTAGATGAGTTAAGAGATGATTACTTTAAAAAGTATGGTCAACCATATAACATATGGGATTATGTTAGGTTAATTAAGTATTTTGATAACTCATTATTCAAAACACTAAAAGACTTTGTACCTGCCCGTACTAAAATGGCCACAGGTATTATCATCAAACCTACATTATTAGAAAGACAAAGAACCACTCCAATCCAAGCCTCATATGAGGAACAAATCTATACTGGTTCTATCCAAATGTATACATTTACAGGTTCTTCAGCGGGTTCAATGCCTGATTTAAAAGGCCAAATCTCAGGATCAGGACCAGGATTTAATATAGTACCCATTACTCAAAGTTGGGCTTATGTAAATCCTTCAGTACTAGGACCAGTTAACGCCATACAGTCAACTCAAGATGAGTTTTATAACGGTGAATTTTCAGGATCCGCTATTCAAGCGGCTCGCCAAGTACTAAATCCTGATTGTCAGGTCATTCTAGAAGGAAGTACTCTTGAGATAAATTATAACATTACTTTATATCAATATAATCCAAATGTTGTATCTCCTGGATATAATTGGACTTCAGGAGAATTTTTAACTTACGCTAATCCTAATCCAGGAGAAATATACTTATGGTATGACTCAGGTAGTACATTAACAAATATAGGACCTGGAGGAGGAATAGTTCCATCAGGGGGAGGTAACCAATCTGTTTAACATAATATTATGCCATTAACAACTATAACATCAGGAATAAAATATATCAAGATAAGTAAAACTGATCTTGCTGGGGCTAACAGAAACAGTAACCTAAACTCACTTCAAAAATTACGCCTAAAATACAATGACATTGGTGTGATTGAATATGATATTATAAACATATCTGAATTCTCAGACTATTATCTATACTCAGTATTTGCTAATAATAATGTATCTGCCACTGACAATGAGATTTTAAATTACCAATTTTCAGCTGGTCCTCCATTTATCTCTCCTTTAAATAATGTATCTCCTTATGGTGATGTTATTATAAACTGGGTGCCTGGAAATATATCTAATCCTTTAGGATATTTTAAAAGATATGCTCAAGGTTCTCCTTTCGGGGGTGGTGCTTATACAGTAGGTAAAGCAGCTAATGCAAATTTTGTTATATCTGTTAGTTATACAGTAGGAAGTCTTATTCCTTTAGATTTTGCTTTCCTTTCATTAGTATCTAGTGTGAGAGGTATTCTTAACTTAGTGATAATAAATCAATCTAATCCTTCTGGGACTTTTAATTATTTTTTACCTAATTTATATAGTGATGAGATTATCCGTGTAGAATTATTCCCATCAGCTGGAGGGTCAGGGGTATTGACTAATATGAATTTTAATATAACACCTTTTATTGGAGCCCAATCAGTATCACCTACTTTAACCATACTGGAACCAATCTTACCTCCAAACTTTTATAACAGTTCTTGTAACGCTATTATAAACAATGCCGTTGAAAATAGATTTAGTTTAGATCATTTAAAGGTGGATTACCCTTATGCTAGTATAACTGCCCAAAACGCTCAAGCTATCATTAATGGTTCTGCTGTTAGAGCCCAAGTACAAGACTCAAACTACACTAGTTTAAAACATATTAACCCAAGATATAACGGAAGCCGTTTAATTGGAGCCCAACTAAATGAATACACTTCAGGAGATATCTCTTATGGTAAAACTGCTGTTATAGAACAAAACCAAAAATATTTTGGATATTTTGACTGGGTAGGTGCTTTTGAACCTGAACTAAAAGGAGCCACAGCTGCTCACGTTATCTATCTTATTGATGCTCAAGGTAATGCTATTCCAACTCGTGAAGATTTTGATAAAGGTAGGTACTATGATCTAGTATATAATTTTGAAAGGGATAAAAATGCCTTAATAAGCCTTAAAGTTCCTGAAGAAGTACCCTCACTTAAAACTATGAATGGTTTAAAACGAGTATTATACTCAGGGGCTGATATTACCCCTATTGTACACACTGATGGAGGAGTTAATTATGGGACAGTAGGTTTAAGTGTGATAAGAGTTAAATTTACTTTTAATTTTGGTCAAACCTATAACTCTAATACACAAACTTATGCTCCATCAAATACAGGTGGTCTTACTGTTAGAGCTATAACTATTGTAAATGCTTCATCCCCTAACATTACATTTCCTGATGATCTTAATGATCCTAATAAAGTATTAGCTTATCAAGTATTAACATCTTTCTCCCCAGGGGCATCTTTTACTTTATCCACTATAGGAGATCTTAATTTAGGTCAAAAGATTCACGCTTTTATATGGTTTGACAATACACCACCACTTAATGCCCAAACATATAAAGTAGAATATGAAATAGGAAATAATACTACTATAATTATTAATGGGGTAGGAGCTACATCAGAAACATATGATAATACTTCTGTAGACCCATATAGTGGGTGGTACCAACCCCAAAACAATAATAGTATCGAAAATTATTATCTAATTAAATCCGATTTCATTAATATATCAGAAATTAACCAACCACCATCACTTACCTTCACCGAACCTTCTCTTAATATAGTTAATAGTGTCTCTTATCCATTCTGGACTTCTACTGGTTCAAATTATATTGAATCATCTGGAAGTATATTAAATTTATCAACACTTAATTCATTAGCATCTATAAATTATTTTAATTCTATTCCATTTCCTTTATTTAATGTTGGGTCTACATCTTTTCTTCAAACCTCACCAACTAGAGACCAAACAGGATATGATGAAGTTACAACACCATTTACTATTGAAATAGGAGACCAATTCAGATTTGGATACGATGAAGATAATATGTATACTGTAGTAAGCCAGTCTTTTTCATTTTTTGGAATTGGAGGTGTCCGCAACCGTATATTCTTTGACCGAAACATATCAACATCAGGATTAACAACATTTGAACTAAATAGTTTCCTAATACGAAGAGTGATTCCTGACCCTGCTTTGGTTATATTTGAATATACCAAACCTCAAGGAATAGGAGCAGATGGATTCATTTATCCTGCCGCTATACCTGATGAACTTGAAAACAATATAGACAAAGTTCAAGAAAAACTTAAAAGAGACAATGTCATATAATACATATAATAAAACAATAATATAACTATGGGATATTTATCAAATCAAACAGTAACAGTAGATGCTATCTTGACAACTAAAGGTAGAGAGTTACTAGCTCGGAACGATGGTTCTTTCCGTATTACTCAATTTTCATTAGCAGATGATGAAGTGGACTACACTTTATATAATCCAAACCATCCATCAGGATCTGCTTATTATGGGGAGGCTATTCAAAACATGCCTTTACTTGAGGCGTTTCCTCAAGAAACACAAATGTTAAAATACAAACTAGCCACTCTACCAAGAGGTACAGCTAAACTACCTGTAATTGACCTTGGATACACTTCCATTGTTATTAAACAAGGTGCTTCACTCTCTATTACTCCTCAAACATTAAATTATACAGGCGGTAATAACTTTGAATCATCAGGATATACAGCCATTATTTCAGATGTTAGATTATTTAACACATTCAATGGTGTTGGGATTGATACAGAGGCAGCCAATGCTCTTAATGTCACTCAAACTATTGGTACTAACATTTCTAAAACAGTAGTAGGTACTACCATTAACTTAAGAGCAACCACAGTAAATACTTTATTTGGAACCAATACAGCTTTATATGCTACTCTAACTGTAATAGGTAGAGACAGTGGTGCCCGTTTAACCATCCCAGTTCAAGTAACTAAAATTTCTTAAAATAGAATACTATGTCATTTAAAAGATTAGACCCAGATGATTTTGTTGTAAGCAGTGATGCTATCTCCTCAACAGTATGGAGTACAGAATCCCCTACCTTAACAACATTTTTTACCTCATCTACCCAAGAAGCCAGTTCAACAGGAGATTTTTACCTAAACATTTATCAGACAGGTTCAACTCTTGCTAGTGCTGCTACCCAGTTTGCTATTACTTATGGTAACAAATATGGTAGTGGTAGTGCCTTATATAACTCATCAGTACCTAGAAATTCACCAACTAAAACTATTTTTGGTCAATATCAAAACTTAGTTATAGGAGATGAAAATACAGACTTTTCATTTGGTGGAACTACCTCAGATGATTTCTGGGTTTTATCTATTGACAGAGCAAGATATAAAGAAAAATTATTCTTAGGTTCATTTACCCTTCTATTATCAGGAAGTGGTGGAGTATTGTCTTTAACTGAAAATTCATCTACTACAACCACTCAAACATTCAATGAAGCGGGAAGAGTATTCCAAATTGTATCTGGTTCAGTAGGTACTGTTTATACAGGTGTTAATTCATCAGGATACAGTCCGTCAAAAGGATCTTACGGTTGGTTCTTACCTGATATTGGTACTATATTATTACATCCAACAGCCATCAGTGAATCAATCCAGTTAATCCCATCCTACTCAGTTAACTCAGATGGTTTAAATAACCGCAGATTATATAATTCAATTAACGGAACAACAGCTCGTTCATTCCGTTTAAATAGTGAAGAAACTATTACCTCTGATTATGTGTTCATACGCCCAAGAAGTTCAGAATATAATTATTCAACAAACCCAAGCTACATATCGGGCTCAACAGGTGAAGTCATATATCCGTTATTTATTAATGCCCCTCAAACCTATATTACAACGGTGGGACTTTATAACGATAACAATGAGTTGTTGGCTGTAGCCAAATTATCAAGACCATTGTTGAAAGACTTCACAAAAGAAGCACTAATCAGATGTAAACTAGACTTTTAATGAGTGCCTATAAGCAGTTCACTACTCAAGATGTAATAGTATCCCCTTTTAAAGTAAGCAAAGGTTTTACTTTTAAGGGGAGACTAGAGCTTTCCGGTAGTGCTTCTGATCCAATAGGTATTGAAACATACAGGGCAATATCATCTAGTACTTTATTTGACCCGAATTCCGCAAGTACCACTGGTACTTCAACAGGTCAACAATACTCTGCGTTATTGTATGACTCTATAAAGCACCTGTATTATTCCAACTTTTTAAGCTCAAGTTATGGAGATACAGGTTCATTAGCCCAACTAGTTCCTGGTGTAGACTCTGAAGGTGATAGATTAGTAGGCCCATATTTAAGTCCAACAAGAGAAAATTATCCTCAAACCAACATAACCTATCCAAGGTTATTTAACCAGATACCAACAGACAGGTTTTTTATACTATCAGTACCTTCAAGACTATATGGTGAATATATAGTACCAAATTCATTTAATTATAAAGTATCTATCCCCAAACCACCTCCAACCAACTTAGCTAATCCTCCCGCAGGAACTTATACTTTAACTGATGATGGAGAAGGTAATGTATTATTAAATGCAGCAGCTAGTGGTGTTAGTATAACTAATGAAATTGTAGGAAATATATTTTATGAACATGGTATAGTTACAATGTTGACAGCCTCATTATCTTCTCCTACTTTATATAATAGAGTTATTTTTGGGTTGAACACAGCAACAAATGTGACTTGTTCTTTTTCATCATCTATAACTCTATATGAAACTCAATATCGAGTAAATATAAGAGAAAACGAGTTTAATTTTTCATTAAACCCATCCTTATTATCTGGTTCAGAGGGAGCCATATATAGTTTTGCTACAGGTTCTGATTTCACCCCATATCTTACAAGTATTGGAATGTATGATGACAGTCAAAACTTATTGGCTGTGGCTAAACTATCCCAACCTCTTAAAATAGACAGTACAACAGACATAAACATACTAGTAAACTTAGATAGATAAACATGTGGTTATATAAAGGAAAACAAATTAGTTGTGTAGAGGATTTTGGACAACCAACTCCCTATGGTTTCATATACATTACAACCCATATACCTACAGGTGTAGCATATATTGGTAAAAAAGCACTTCAACATAAGGTTAAAAAGAAACTAACCAAAAAAGAACTAGCTGAACAATCTGGACCAGGAAGAAAACCAACATTCAGACATATATTTAAAGAATCAGACTGGAAAACATATTATGGTTCAGAGGTCTCTATTAAAGCCTCCATTAAAGAAGGAAGGCAAAATGAGTTTACCCGTGAAATACTTCAGCTGGTTTATGACAAGAAACTCTTGACATATTATGAATGTAAATATATGTTTGCTTTTGGTGTGTTAGAGAATCCAAAAAAATTCTTAAATAGTAATATTTTAGGAAAATTCTTCACTATAGACTTTATGGTACGATAAAATTTGGTTCCCCAAACTTTTGTCTATATATTATATCATATGGTAAATGAACTGCTTGTAAATATATTTAATTCAGTCCTTTCACACGGTAAACCCACATCGCGGGGGAATTACTCATACCATTGTCCTTTTTGTAACCATCATAAACCTAAATTTGAGATATGTTTTGATCAAAACTCAACACATTTCCAAAAATACGCTTGTTGGGTGTGTGGAAAAAAAGGTACTAAACTAACTAAGTTATCTAAAGAACTAAATGTACCAAAACATATTTATGAGGAAATATCTTCTCTTTTACCTAAAACAAGACAAATCCAAGAGGAGACAACTCATAAAACAGTAACATTACCTAAAGAATATTTCCCATTATATAAACATTCCTCATCTATCATATATCGTCACGCCATGGTTTATCTACGGAAACGAGGCGTTACTCTACAAGACATTATAAAATATGATATAGGTTATTGTGAGACAGGACAATACGCTAATTCCATTATTATTCCGTCTTATGATGAAAAGGGAAATCTAAACTACTTTACCTCCAGGTCATTTAATGATTCTAAACTTAAATATAAAAACCCAAACACATCAAGAGATATTATACCGTTTGAGTTTTTTATAAACTGGGATCAACCTATAATCTTATGTGAGGGACCATTTGATGCTTTAGCTATTAAACGAAATGCTATACCATTGTTAGGGAAAAATATTCAACCTAAACTAATGTCTAAGTTAGTGGAGTCCAAAGTTCAAAAGATTTATATAGCCTTAGATAAAGATGCTATAAAAAAATCACTGGAGTTCTGTGAAACACTCTTAAATGAAGGTAAACAAGTATTTCTAATCAATCTAGAAGAAAAAGATCCAGGCGAAATTGGATTTATCCAATTCACTCGCCTTCTACATAACGCCAAACCAATAACATTCTCTAAATTATTAGAGAAAAAAATGCAATTACTATGAGTAAATTTAAAAAATCATATAAACGTTTACTGGAGATTTCTGATGATTATAAACAAATCACCTTACCTGACTCCAGGTATTATAAGAGAAATGGGCAATATTATCCTTCTATCACATATGTTTTACAATACTATCCTAAAGGAAAACATTTTGAGGATTGGCTTAAAAAAGTAGGTTATGCCTCTGAACATATTGTTAAACAAGCTGGAGAAGAAGGTACCCAAGTTCACAATTTAATAGAAAAATATCTTAATGGTGAGACATTAAACTTTTTAAATGAAAAAGGTACCCCAAAATACTCTTCAGAAGTATGGCAGATGTTTTTACGCTTTGTTGAGTTTTGGGAAACTTATAATCCTACACTCATTGAGGCTGAAGTACATTTATTTTCTGATGAAATTAAAGTAGCAGGTACTTGTGATATGGTGTGTGAAATTGAAGGTAAGAGATGGTTAATAGACTTTAAAACTTCAAACCACCTCCATCTAACATATGATCTTCAAACCGCCATATATAAAAAATGTTATGAGGAATGTTTTGGTATGAATGTTGATAATTGTGGAGTTTTATGGTTAAAATCTTCTAAACGTAGATTTAATAAAGAAAAAATGCAAGGTAAAGGTTGGGAAATAGTACAGTCAGACCGTTCATATGAGGAAAATCTAGATATATTCAAGACAGTTAAAAAACTATTTGACTTAGAAAACCCAACCCCAGAACCACTATTTATATCATTCCCAACTGAGGTAAAACGAAGTTTGGCTCCCTAATATTTTTTTATTATCTTTACATAGGTATTAAATTAAATAATACATATAACCAAATGTATGATCAAATTGATAGACCTATTAAAAGAAGTACAATCCAAACCTAAAGCTCTGCTTTTAGCAGGTGCTCCTGGCGCTGGAAAAGGGTCTATATTAAGTGGCCTGAATTTAAGTGGCTTAAAAGTACTTAACGTTGATGATACAATTATAGCGTTATCTAAACAAATAGGTTTTAGTTTAGACCAAAAACAAGCTGACGCTGAAAATAGAAGTAAGTATTCTCAAGCTATGGCTCAAGCTACCCAAAAGCTAAAAAAAGAGCAAATCCCCACCTCCATTTCAAACCGTGAATCTTTTATTTTAGACGGTACATCAGCCTCTATTAAACAAACCTCTGAACTCAAATCTGAACTAGAAAAAGCAGGTTATGATGTTATGATGTTATATGTTTATACTGATTTAGAGACATCTCTAATACGTAACCAAGAACGTTTTAATAAATCTGGAGGACAAGATCGAAGTTTAAACCCAAACATAGTTTTAAGAACATGGAATGAAATTACTAAAAATTTCAACATATATAAACAAATGTTTGGGGATAATTTCATATCAGTGTCTAATACAGGTAAATCTGAAACATTAAAGGATATAGAAGACATATTACAAACATATGTTGATCCTTTCCGCCCTGTTGATTCCAAGCCTAAAACAGACAAAGAGTTAGCTAAAGCTGAAGAACAAGAGCAAAAATTGAAATCTGAAATTCAAGACATACTAATGTCTAGTCAACTACAAAACATCATCAATTCCTCAGTATCTAAAGAGGAAGCACAGTCTAAAATTCAATCCTTTTTAAGTAGATGAACCCTATATCACAATATCTAGTAAATGAAATATTAAAAGATAATACAACTTTAATATATGGAGGTGGATTTAAATTTCCTACTAGAGGTCATCTAGAGGTAGTTAAACAATCCTTAGAACAACATCCCCAATTCAATAAATATATTATTTTTGTTGGTTCTGGTGAAAGAGATGGAATAACTCAACAACAGTCTGTTGATATATGGAACACATATAAAAAATATTTTCCATTCAATATAGAAATTATCCCTGTACCATCTCCTGTTAAAGCAGTATTTGACTATTCAAAAGAAAATCCTCAGGAAAATATCATATGGGTTATAGGTGGGAGACAAGATAATGAAGATGATATGAAGGATTTCATAAACCGAACTAAAACAGTAGAAAAATATCCTAATATTACCGCCTCACAAGTTATTACTCCATTATCTAATATTAGTGGAACTAAAGCAAGACAAACTTTAAAAACGGGAAATAAATCCGAGGTAATATCTTATCTTCCACCCAATATCTCAGATGAAGATATTGAACAAATCATAGATATTTTAATGCCTCCTCAACAATTAAATGAAAATGCCTCATATT